AAACTATACACCCAACCATAGGTATTCCAGGTGCTAACAACTGGAAGCCACATTATGCCAAGATACTAGACGACTTTGACGTTGTAATAATTCTTGCTGACGGAGACCCAGCAGGTCTTGAGTTTGGCAAAAAGATTAGTAGAGAACTAGGTAATGTTAACATTATCTCTATGCCAGATGGCGAAGATGTAAACAGCATGATGATAAAGATGGGGAGTGGGTGGCTTGACGAACGAATCAGAGAATGCGTTTCCCCTGGACAATAAATTCTGGGACTATGCCAAGACAAGTGAGTACAGCATAGGCATACCAGTGTCAGATAAAAAGTTACTTAACATTGTAGGTGCGCTTGAAGATATATACAACACCATAGATGAAGACCCAGAAGAAGCAAAAGAATGTTTGGTTATGTTAGCCGCTATCTTTGTAGCCTCTAGCATGGGCAAAGCAGATGAAGTATGGGAAGAGTTTGCAGTACGTGAATCAATGCAGTCATTTGACAAAGACCTAAAGGAGATACTCAATGAAAAACCTTGAAGATGCTAAAGCAATTACCCTTGAATTGCTTACAATTTTGTACAGAAAGCATGAAGATTATGGTCCAATGAACATAGCAGGTGCACCAGGTGGTGCTATGAATGGGCTGCGTGTACGTATGTATGACAAGTTGGCACGACTATCCCACCTCGGAGATAACGACACGCCGAACTATGAAAGTATTGAAGATACACTAATTGACCTTGCAAACTATGCCATAATTGGATTGCTTGTCCAACGTGGGCAGTGGGAGGGAATCCCTAGCAATGGAGAATAGATGTGAAACGAGTAGTCGTATTAAGCGATTTACAGATACCGTATCAAGCGGATAAGATTGTAGACGCCACACTAGATTTTATCCAAGACTATAAACCAGACGAACTCTGGTGTGTAGGAGACGAACTAGATGCACCCGAACCTAGTCGTTGGAACAAGGGTATGGCAGGTGAATACGCTGAAACCCTGCAAGATAGTATTGATTTAACGCACGACATAATGGCTCGTTACCGTAAGGCTCTAGGTAACAAGCCATTTTACATTCAACGCAGTAATCATACTGACCGCATTGATACATACATGCGCAAGTATGCGCCTGCATTTATGTCACTCAAGTCTTTAGAAATTGAAGAACTACTAGGCTATGGCAAGTTAAAGATTAATTACTTGCATAAGATGCATGAGTTGCTACCTGGTTGGGTAATGGCACACGGAGATGAAGGTGCACTTAACCGTGCGCCAGGGGCTACCGCATTAAACTTAGCAAAACGCTTAGGTAAATCTGTAGTGTGTGGACACACGCACCGTATTGGTTTGCAACATGAAACCACTGGATTTTATGGTAAGACCAATACCCTTTACGGGTTAGAAGTCGGGCATATGATGGACGTCAAGCAGGCTAGTTACCTTACTTCAGGCAGCGCCAACTGGCAGCATGGCATTGGCATCTTAGTAGAACATAATCGCAAAGTTACACCGTTTGCTGTACCTATTGTTAACGGTGAGGTAATCATTCCATAATGACTTACATTGAGGAATATAATGAATTAGTACAGACACTTGCCGCTGAATATGCAAGGCGCTACACAATGGTGGAGCGTGATGACATAGGGCAGGAGTTGTGGGTGTGGTTTGTAGGGCATCCGCGTAAGTACAAAGAATGGTCAGCATTAGAACAAAAAGATAGAGACAAGTTGATAGCAAAGTCTCTGCGTAATGCAGCCCTTAAGTTTTGCGAACGAGAGAAAGCCAAGAAAGTTGGCTACGATATGTCTGAATTGTACTACTATGACGTGTCTGTGGTGGAGGCTTTTCTTCCTACAATTATTGCCGAATCATATGAAATGCCATCCAAGATTAAAGACTTAGGTAACTCTGTAAAGAGCAGCGAAGTAAGTGATGGTATGAATTGGCTAGTACTACGCTCAGATATTGCAACTGCATACTATAAATTATCTGAAGCAAAACAAAACATCTTACGCTTACGCTTTAGTATGGAACAACCTGACTGGGCAACATTGGCTAAAGAGATGGACAGCACACCAGATGGAGCACGCATGAAAGTACAGCGTGCTCTTAACTCACTAGTAAAAAACTTAGGTGGATGGAGACCATATAATGACGAAGACAACAAAGAAGAAACCAATGAAACAAGTACAAGCAGCGCCCAAGCCGAATGATAAAATCATTGTATGTTGGTGCGATAATGGACTCACTGATGGAAAGTTTACCGAAGGTGTGGTCTATAGCGTCATCTCTTCAGGTCTTCCTATTACCTCAGCCATGCGTGTTCAAGGCAACCAGATTGGACGACAGCGCCAAAATGCGCTGGAGTTTTGGTATGACCAGACAGACTTTGACTGGGTACTTTGGGTAGATAGCGACATTGTTCTTACTAATGAAGCACTGCATAAGGTGTGGTCTGCTGCTCACGCTACTGAAAGACCAGTAGTAACAGGCACTTACTTTATCTCTAAAGAAAATGAACGCAGCCTTATGGCTCCGTATCCTGCTATATTTAATTGGGTTGAAGGTAATGACTATCAAATCTCATACGTCCATCCACTACCAAAAGATGTTGTACTCAAGGTTGGTTCAGCAGGATTTGGATTTGTGCTTATGCACCGCAACGCCGTTACCAAGATGCGAGAAGTGCATGGAAACATTCCATACTTTAACGAGACAGGAGTTGGAGAGCAGTTTGTATCAGAAGATATTAACTTCTTCCGACTTATGCACAAAGCAGGAATCCCACTCTACTCTCATACAGGAGCAACTGTTCAGCACATGAAACGTTTCTCTCTTGACATAGAGTATTACAAGTTCTTCTGGGAAAAAAATGAACGACCTTAGAGGTGAGCCAACCTTTGCTTGTATATGCGGTTGTCTTATGTTTGAGATTACCGTGCAGTGGGACCAAGAGACAAGAGAAGTAGGTTGGTATGACCTTGCTCAAAAATGTAAAGAGTGTGGAACTATTACAACTGCACCTACACCTATAGATTGGATGGACTGTGACTGATTATCCTAATTGGTTTCAAGGCGTAGCCAAAGATAACTTTGAACAATACCTTGAACACTTTAAAGGACAGAACAACTTGCACTTCTTACAAGTCGGAGCGTTCACTGGAGATGCTAGCAAGTGGTTACTTGACAACATACTTACTGGCACTGGTTGCATCCTTACAGATGTAGATACATGGGCTGGCAGTGATGAAGGTGCTCATCATGTCATGGATTTTTCTGACGTAGAAAAAACTTATGATGCTAAATTATCAGTGTACAGCACTGCTTTTAAGCACAAGATGACAAGTGATGAATACTTTGCCGACCACTCAAATGGGTGGTATGACTTTGTATATGTTGATGCTGACCACACAGCAGCAGCAGCATACAAAGATGGAGTCAATGGTTGGCGTGACCTTAAGCCTAACGGCATACTAGCCTTTGATGACTACACATGGGGGGACGGTCTACCAGACCAGACCCTTGCACCTCGTCCAGGAATAGATAAGTTCTTAGATGAGTTCAATGGACAGTATCACCTAATGCATAAGGGTGCTCAAGTTTGGATTAGAAAGAATGCCTAGATACGATTTTAAATGTGAAACATGTACTGAAATTATAGAAACAACTGAGAACATACCACCTGTATGTACCACTTGCAATGGAACAATGACCCGTGTATGGTCAACAGTAGCGGTTAAGTTTAACGGCTCAGGATTTTATTCAACAGGAGGATAATGTACAACTTCACTGACCAAGCAAACTGTATAGGTATAGATGTTAATATGTTCTTTACAGAAGAAAGAAGCAGTACGTTTCAAGAAGAAAATTTTCTTAAGCGCACGTGCGCTGCTTGTCCAGTCAAATCGGAGTGTCTGGACTATGCATTAAACCATGCAGTGCTAGGTTGGTGGGGTGGTACATCAGAATATCAACGCAAGAGATTGCGTAAACAACTTAATATAATTCCAATACCAGTTATAGTTGAAAGGTACAACGAATGAGCGTATTACAATTAGCAGCAGGAGTATTCATTGCTCTTACCGCAAGAGATGTTATTAGTACAGGCAGTGCACTACTAGTATCATGGCTTAACGCACGCCGTTATCGTAACTTGCTAACAGAACTAGAAGAGTATGAGTTTGATGAGCCTAAGGTAAAGGCTAAGAAGCCTAAAGCAAAGGTTTAGACAACAAAAAAAGACCCCCGCCAGGTAGGTTAAAGTACCTGAGCGGGGGCTTCTTAATTTCTATGTATTACTTCTTGCTTCCCTTGCCAAACTCTGTAGCCTTAGGGTCTAAAGCCTTCCAGATTGGTGCAATGAATGCTGTAACAAAAGCATATGCTAGTGTCTTAGGGTCTGTAACCCCTGACATGTAAAGCGCTGCAACAGCAGGAACTGCTGCGCGAGCGTAGGTAGTAGCGATTGCTACTAGTTTAGTTGTATTCATGTTATCTCCTTATGACTTGAACACTGGCTTGCCAAAGCCAACCACTGTTACTGCTTGTGACTTACGTAGTTTGGAACCGTTCTTCTTTTTAAAAGCACGTATTTTTTCACATACTTGACCACCATTACGCTGGTCGCCCTTCTTATCTGGCGCTGTGTTACCTTCTATACAAGTAACCGTGCCATCACCATTGTCTTTAACAACAATACCTACATGTGAAATTCGGTCTAACCCATCATTTGGGAAGTCCATGAAACATATATCTCCTGGCAATGGCATAGCAGTATCACTTGCTAACTCCCATTGACCTTTTTTTTCAAACGCTTTAGCACCTGTAACTGTTGATACGCAATTAGGAATCTTTAGTCCTACTTCATTAGCACACCAGTTAACAAATGAACCACACCACGGCAAGAAGTTTGCCTTAGTAAAGGCACCATACTTAGTCTGGTTATCTTTAGGTCCTTCAATCACACCAAGTTCAGCACGGGCTGTGGCTATAAAGTTATTACGTTGGCTCATTCTTCGTCCTCATCTATCCATTCTTCTGGGTCTACGTTTGGAAATGTAATGTCCCAATTAGGTTCAGGGATTATAAAACCAAGTCTCATTTAATTACCTCTGGTTCTGGCTGTGGTTCTTTAGGCTTAGACTTCAATCCATTTCCTGCAAGTACGCCAGCAAGAGAACCAGTAAGAAACACACAAAGGGTACTGACAAGGTCAATAAATGCAGCATCATTTGGCGCCTGTTCTCCTAGTGGTTGTGTAATAAATAGCAGTGCGTATAGCAATGCAAAAACAGAACCAGCAAATACAATTGCTAGTATAATTCCAATAGTTACAATAAGTCTTGCATGTAATTCTTCAGGACTAAACTTATGACGCCTACTCATCTTGAACTCCTGGAAGGATGTCCTTAGTACACGTGCCTGTTGGAAGACATTGCGGTGGGTTACACTCTGGTTTTTCCCAGTTCTCGTACTCTTGGCAGGGATACCTGACCCATCCTTGATACCCACAACTAGTTAGAGCGCTCGCAGATAATACGATAAATGTCGTCAACACGACTCTCAACGCGGTTGAGCCTATCAGAGACACTGCTACCTCCATTTGGTTTAAGTTCTGCTAAGTAATGTTTAACCATCCAACGAATCATAATTGCAAATGCACCTATTAAAGATGTAATTGACAAGGCAAATGCAGCCCAATCTTGTGGCGTCATAGTGTTATACCGTTCTGATGGTGAGGTTAATAATGCCACCATAACCAGTAAATCTTTTATCTGGTGGTGAAGTATTAATAAACTTAACCTCTTCAATAAGACACTGGCGGATTTCACCAGTGCGGAAGTCTTGGAATGTAACAACATCTCCGCCTGACTCAGCATTTTCTAATGCTGCTAGGCGTTCAATTGCACGTCCTTCATATCCTAAAGTTGAGTTGTACTTATCCGTTTCACTGTCAAAGTTAAACAATGGAATACTAATGATGCGAGTACGTGGCGTAGCAGGTACTGCTTTAAGTTGATAGCCTTTAAATGTAGGTGATTTAGTAGCATCAGTTGCATCTCTATACAATCTAAAGCGCAACCCCATTGCATCTTGCGCTCCTGCTGGCTGCGTAATAACAACCTCTGGGTTACCAATAGATGCATCATATGAAACGTTGTCATAAATATTTCCATTTGCATCTACAGTTTGAATAGACATAGAGCCATATGTAAATGACCCTTGACCTACAATACGTTTAAAATTCTTAGGTTCTAGTGTGTTGTAACGGATAAGTCCTGTCTGCACATAGCCATCAGAACGCATTTGTGTAGCGTGTTCTCCATACATATTACCTACGCGCTTAACAAGCGCGGTAGATGAAGTAACAGCCTGAGAAGTAACAGTAGCCGTAGATGCAGTAGTAAAGGTCATAGATGTAGTACTGGGTGTAGTAGAAATAACATAGCCAGATGTATTGCCAGAGTTAATAGCAGCATCAACGCCTTCTACCCATATAGTATCGCCTTGTACTAAACCATGTGCAGATGCAGTTGTAAGAGATACAACACCACTGCTTAATGCTTTGTTAACTACAGTTCCACCAGCAATTTCTGCTGCTGTGCAAAACGCAAGTTGTGAAGTGTCACCAAAAAAGGCTACGGCTGTAGTTATATTGTGCTTTTGTGTGTCATAAAACAAATCATTTGCATAAGCAAAACGTAGCGGTTCAATTTCATTACTTAAATCAATACGAATAAGACCAGGTTCAATGGTGCTAACACCAGTAGCGCACCATACAAAACGGTCACGTGCTGCAAAATCATAGCAACCATGCTCTAGTTCTACAATAAGTGGACCATAAGTTAGCGACCCGTCTGCTTTAATTTCAGCCACACGAATACCTTTATTAGTACCAATCATCATGTATCCAAGATATTCATATATCTTGTTAACAACTTCGCCAACAGGCATTTCGGCTGCCGTAATAGCAGATGTAAGAACAGGCATAGAACCAGTGGCTGAGTCTAATGAAAACCTAAAGATAGAAGATTTAATACCTTCATACCCAGCAATGTAAATTGCTGTACCTGACTCGGTAATGCTACTAAATACAAAACTAGTAGACGGATGTGTGTATACAAGCACAGCCTGATTAAAGTTAGTTGCACTAGATGGCATTTCATATACAAAATTATTGGCTGTAAATACAAGACGTTGCTTTACATAATCAATAACAGCATTAGTAACAGCAATTGCTGATGCTGTTGCTATGGCTGTAGGTGCTGTAGTACTAGCAGCAGTAAGTAATTTTTTATTAATTTCTAGTTTACCTGTACTAGAATCATTTGTAATCCAGTATGCAAATTTACCATCATCACAAAGCGAATAGACTTTATCCTGCCCAGCAGCATTATCCACCCAGTGCTCTACCGTACCGCTTACGCTAATACGGTCAATGTCATAGCCATCATGTAACAATACACCATTGGTTCCGTTATATACAATAGAACGTAAGTGTTGTCCTACACGACCATTAGTATTAATTTCGTGTGTAGTAATGTGTCCTTGTGTTACATCATGCAGCAGTGTTGCTTGTCCTTGTGTCCAAATATCTACACCGTATGACTCTTTAATACGGTATGAGTTAGATGCAATTGTGGTTGAGTACGGATTAGCAAGTGGGTCATAAAACAAAATCCCCTCTCCAGCATGGAAAGAGGATTGACTGCGTAGCCACCAAGTAGATAGCGATTGCTCGCCAGGGTCTCGTTGCGAGTCAAACTGTTGTTTACGAAATGGTGATGTAGCCCTTTGATAAGGGCGTTCATCAGATACAGCAGTAAGAAACGGAATACCAGCAATAGCGCAATCGTATGAATCGCCAGTGTTTTGCCATGTGCTAGTTGTAGCAATACCCAAGTCAACAGCAATGGCTCGCGTTGCACGACCTTCGGTTATGTCTCTTGCCACTATATCTCCTTAGATAAACTCATTTGATTCTATAAAATCTACACCTGCAAGCCCATCATATTGATGTTCTTTACTGCAATCTTCACATTGTTTGCACATTACAGTGCAGCAATTTCCTCTGCTGTTAAACCAAGTGCAGCAAGTTTTGCTTGTGCTGAAGCCTTTGCTGTTGCTGCTGCTTCTGCTGCTGCTGTGCGTTCTGCTTCTGCTGCTGCAAATGCTATTGCATCTGCTTTACGTTGTGCAATTTCTTCTGCTGTAAAGGGGCGCTCAATAACTTCGCCTGTCTCGCAGTTAACTTCAATTGCTATAGGTGTTGTATCTGTCATTGTATTGCTCCTTATTTATTATGAGTTTTTAATACCATAAAGGTATGCTGTTGTGTGTTGAACATAATTCCCAGAGGCTGGTAAAACTGAAATTGAATTTACAGCAGATGATGTTGTATTATATAAAGAAGTTAATTCCATAAATGCTTGAGTTGCATTTGTTTCTGCAACAGAATCTACAGACATAGTTTTCATATTGCCAGAAGCGTAATTAAAAATGTAAACTTCTGCACTACCAAAAGTTGATGCAGTTGCATTAGCAGCAGGTGCATCTCCTACAAAACCACTGCTTGCTCCATAACTTCCTGTACCAACAACACTTCCCGAACCATATAAAAATTTATCCACATAACCGCTTGTTAGTGAATTTAAAAGTATAACTGTTACAGTTTGAACGGATGCAGCACTACCTCTAGTACTTAATACAAGTTTTAAATCTGTATAAGTGCTTGGGATTGATGAAAAAGAAATTGAAGCAACGCTGCTTGTAGCAGTAAAAGAAGAAATAAGGGTCATTGTATTTGGCATAGTTGCTCCTTAAGCAGCGGTAATTCCATATAGGGTAAGAGTTGAACCAGAAGCAAAATTATCCCCTCCTGCAATAATCTGTATTGTATTAATTGCAGCAGTGCTTCTCCATAAGTTTACATAATAACTAACCATATTTGCCCCACTCATATTTCTATTGTAAATAGTTTTATGAATATTAGTGTTTGAGTAGTTCATAAAATTGGCTATTGCATTTTGAAATTCATTTGTTGCCAAGCCAGTAGAAGAAGAATAAGAAAACAACATTGTAGTATTATTAGAGTTTTGTCCTGAGTTTGGACTTCCAGGATAGGTGTCGTAATATGTATCAGAGTAATTACTTCCCGTATCTACCGTTCCGTTGCCTACTCTTGCTATTGCATACCTAACCCCAGTAGATGCAAAAGAAATATTACTAACTAAAACTAAATCTGTATATGTAGTAGGAATAGAACTAAAAGTATATGAAGCCGCTGCACTACTTAAAGTAACAGTGGCTATTGGTGTATAAGTTGAACCTGCTGGCATTGCCTTACCCCTTTATTCCGTAGAGAGCAAATGTTGAGTGGGTATTAAATACTTTACCGCCACCAATATTTCCATGAACAACATCTATTCTAGTTATTGCAGCAGTATTATACCAAGCACTAGAGTGAATTGTGATATAAGACAAATTGCCGTTTCTATTAGAACCACCTAATGCGCGGACTGTTGTATTTTTATTAGCATTTGAATAATCTAAAATGTCACATACTGACCCTGCTGGGTAAGTTGCATCTGCCGTGTATCCAGCGGATGCATAAGAAACACTTGTGCTTGCATATGAACCCGTACTTGAACCATTTCCAAACATAGCGTGCTCTGAATAATTATTTCCAGAATCACTATTAAAACGCAACATTATATTATTGTCACTACCACTTGATAAATTAACACTTCTTAGTTGCAAGTGTTTGTATCCACTAGGTATACTGTTAAAAGTAATTGTGTTTGACGCAGAAGATAATGTTACAGTAGCAATAGATTCAAATGAATTAATTTCAACAGAACCTGCTTTTCCCCATCCGTAACCTTTAGCAGATTGTAATGTTATTAACGGCATAACTACTCCTTGTTAAGCAAACTTAGTTTGTGATGCAAGAACTGTATAAGTAGCAGATGCTGTCTTAATAATTGTAAATACATAAGCATCAATAGATGATGCGTTACCAGCGGTAGGTGCTGTTCCACCCTGCCACTTTGGAGTGACAGTTGTTCCATCAATCTGAATAGTGTTTGGGTAGTAAGCAGTAGCACCATTGGTGTTTAGCCATACTAAAGTAATAGTGTCGCCCACTGGCAGTGATGTGTTAAGAGCCACGCTGCTGCTGTATCTAAAGTTAAGCGTATGGTTGGCTGTTGCGTTAGATGTGTAGTACCAGATAGATGCTGTAGCCACTTCAAAGTTGATAGTTCCAGTTGCAGCAGAAGCCACAACATTTATATCTTCTTCTAGTCCTCTTGTGGTTGCATCAGCAAGACTTCCGCCTTGTGCTCGCGCCATAGGGAATCCACCCGCTGTAGAGCCATCGTGAACTACTGTTACCTTTTTGTCTGTATCTACCGTAACTTCACCAAGTAACCCTGTGAAAGATGCGTGTTGTGCCGTAGTTCCTCTACGGCGTTGAAATGCAAATGGCATTAGAGTGCTCCCCAATCTGAGAGGTTAGTCCATGAAGCGGATGTTCCATTGTTTGTTAGAAAATACCCGTTAACACTAGAAGTGATAGCGGGAATATAAGAGGCTGCTTGAGTAGCAGATGAGGCAGCAGCAGTAGCAGAGTTGGCTGCCGAGGTAGCAGACGTGGCTGCTGACGAGGCTGAGGTAGCCGCTGAACTTGCGCTAGTAGCAGCGCTAGAAGCGCTTGTAGAGGCTGCTGAGACGCTATTAGCGGCACTTGTAGCCGAAGTACTAGCCGCACTTGCTGAGGTAGCAGAAGATGCAGCGCTAACGGCAGCAGCATCAGCCACAGTAGCAATACTTATATATGTGGCTGTAGTTGTATCTGGGTCTGCAATTGTGCCCATGTCTCTAACTAGACCAGAACCCGTAAGTCCTGTTATACTTGAAAAACTATTAGAAGCAGATGTAGCAGAAGTAGCAGCAGCCGCGGCGGAAGACGCCGCTGCTGTAGCAGATGATGTTGCTGATGAAGCAGAAGCAGTAGCACTAGATGCAAGAGTCGTAATAGTTGCTACAGAGTTAGCAGCAGTAGTAGCACTAGAAGCAGCAGCAGTGGCTGATGATGATGCACTTGATGCCGCATTGGTTGCGGTAGTAGCAGATGATGATGCTGCCGTAGCAAATCCAGAAGCAGAAGATGATGCGGCTGTAGCGGTAGTTGCAGAAGAACCAGCAGCAGTAGCCTGTGTTGTAGCAGATGAAGCCTGAGCAGTAGCCGTTGTAGCAGATGAAGCAGCAGCAACTGCGCTGCTATTAGCAGCAACTGCACTATTGTTAGCCGCAGTTGCAGAACTTGCGGCGGCAACAACCTGTGAGTTCATGCCAGTATCTACATAATTTTTAGTAGCAGCATCTTGTGCTGATGATGGGTCTCCAAGACCAGTAATTTTAAATGTACCAGCAGCAAGGTTGGAACCTAAAGTCTTGTTAGACATTGTTTGTGTAGCAAGAGTACCCATTACTACACCAGATGTAGCAAGCAATCCGTGTACTTGACCAGTTGCTTCAATATGCTCATTAGGCTCACGAAGGTCACGACCAATAATCATATGTCGAACAACTGCACCAGCAGAGTGGTCTTGTGCTGTACCAGTAGCATCAACGCTGCGAGTAATAGTAAACGTGTTACTAGACGCAGCCGTAATATCTACAATTTCTTCAATGGCTGTATCTGGGTCAATAACTACGGTAAACGTAGCACCACTAACAAACTCACCCTGACCTACAGTGGCAAGCAATGTGCTTGCAGATGATACCGCCATTGAGGTAGCACCAGATGTAATAGCAGATGTTAGCGTTGTCTGTTGAGAACGGGATGTATATTTACGGACTGTCATATGGTTGCCTATCTACCGTAGTGGACGCGGGTTGGGTACTGAAGTTTCTGCTTAAGCGATTCGTCTTCAAGACGCTGTAAGTAGAGAGTTTGTAATTGACGAGTTACGTTTGCACCTGTTCCATACGGACGTTTGCTGTCAATTTCATCTGATTGTGGAGAAGTAATAGAGTTACGGGCTGGGTCAAAGTAAGAAGCAAGTCGCCATGCAGCACCATAAATAATTACGTCTCTCATGCTAGTTGGCAAACCAGATACTGTTTCAAAATTATCTGTGCCGTTTTCTAGTTGCACTGGCATGTGTGAGTAAACAATATTAATGTTACGCCCAGGAAGAACGTTGTCATATATAGATACAGTCTTACCTGTTGGAAAAGAAGGCGCATATGCAATTGGGTCCCAACGCCACTGCCGAATTGGTAGCCATTCAAGTGTTGGTCCTACTGATTGCCATGCCATTGAAAGAATTTGAATTGCTTCTGCTGGTACTGGATAGGTTGTACGGCTAGCCAAGAAAGATACAACAGTAGAACCTGTAGCGTATACCTTTGGATATACAGAACTAATTGTATCGTTAATTGCACGTTTAACTGCATGACGTGGGTATGTAGGTGCAATTGTAATTTTAGAGTTTACGTCATGGGCTACTGCTGTTGTGCCGTTGTAGCCGCGACCATAAGGCGCAATGCTTACTGTGTTTGATTGACGGTCATATGAGTCTACCCACATCATTTCGTCATCAATTTCAATAATGCCTTTACCAATGTTTTCAGTAGATGCAACCTTAATGCTAAGGTCACTGCTAGTCATTCCAGTAGTAAGGTAGGTTGCGCGGTCTTGACGATAAGTAAAACCTGCAAGGTTTAGTTGAGTATCATTAATAAGGTTAGTTAATGTAGTAGCCATTAGGAAGCAATAGTCCTTAATGCGGTAACGATTTCTACATACTGGTTAGGCGGAACATTCATTCCAGCCAACTCGTTAGCAACAGCGTTATTCGCTTTGTAGTCTTTAGCAGCACGGGTTGGGTCTGCTTTAAAATTAAGAGCGGCGGTCATACCTAACCCTGCCTCTGTGCCACACCAATCGTTTGCTGCACCAGTCTCATCTTTATATACAAGACGATTTGGGTATTCGCCACCATTGGCAAGACGGTTTAATTCATCACGAAGTGTTGAACCTGGAAACCCATAAAGGGTATATGAAGTCCCATTGTATGTAGCCGTACCATATGTAGTCATTGTTTACCCTATCTGTATTTTGCGGTTTTCTTTGCTATAGGCTTAGGTTGTTTTACAAACTGTTTGCCTTTTGCATTGCCTGAAGCCTTAGCCTTATTGGTTGCTGCTTTTTCTGCTGGGCTTAAAGCGCTCCACGCTTTTTCGGGCAAGTATCTTTTTTTACCTTTAGATGGCGTACCATCAGATGTCTTCCACTTTTGTGCAGTCCACTTCTTAAGAGACTGTTGAGGTTTGGCTAGTGCCATTACTTGTAACCTCCGCCTGCTTTTTTGTATTGTGTAGCAAGCAACTGCGCTTTACGAGCAGACCATTCTCCAGGGTCTCCACCCTTAGAGCCAGCCTTAATCTTCTTAAACAATGCAGCACGCATTGCTGGCTTGGTGTAGTTATTCGCAGAATTAACTGTAGATTTCTTTTTTACCATTTAACTTTATCCGCCCAATATGCAGCAGACATTTTGCCCTTAGCAATATTCTTAGCATGGCGGGCTTTAAAAGAAGCCTGACGTGCTGTTGGCTTTCTGTCGCCAGTAACTCCCTGTTGACCAAAGCGAATAGTCTTGACCTTACTACCTTCTTTAGCAACAACTACGTGGCTTTTCTTTGGGTGGCTTGGTGTGCGCTTAGGCTTATTAAAGCCAGACACTCCTGCTCGCTTTAGTCTAGGGTCTGTCATTTATTTTCCTTTAACCTTTTTAAGATTTGGGTTTTTCTTTTTTGCTGCTGGTGATGCTTTGCGTGCGCTTGCCGCTAAGATTGCCCCTGCATTCTTCATGGGAATGCCCTGCTTCTTAGCAATAGATTTTTGCGCGGCTTTAAAGCCCATACCCTTAGGCATTACTTTTTAATCTGCTTACCAGATTTGTCATAACGGCGACCTTGAAGGATTGCTCCTAGTGCCTGACCCATCTGTGCATCTTGATTCTTGTTAGCAGCACGTGCACGTGCGTTAGCACCTGGACGTATATCTGCTGAAGCATTAAATGCTTTCTTCCAAGCACTACCAAATTCGCCAACTTCCTTAGCAGCATTGCCAAAGTAGCCAGCAATAGGCTTGTAAATCTTGTTCATGTTTGAACGGTCGTCACCTGCTCGGCGTGTGCCCGCCATTAGAACTTACCGCCACCTACTGTAGGTTGTGTGTAAACACCCTGCACTACAGTTGCTGGACCGCTAGCGGTTCCGTTGCCTGAGCGTGGTGCTGACATAGGTGCTTGTCCTGGTCCTACTCCGCCACCAAAGTCCTTGTTAACAGCAGACTTGTCTGTAGCAGCCTTACGTACCTTTGCTGGTACTTGTAGTCCAGCACCAAATACGTTTGAGTTCATGTATTCATTAGCCATTTTTAGTTTCCTTTTCCGTATGGTGCTGGTGTGTTCCATCCAGCGATTACGCTTGCATCTGAGTTATGTAGTTCTTGTCCACCAACAGATGAACCACCAACATAAAATGGAGTTCCTGCACTCTTGGTGTTTGTACGCACTGGTGCGTCAATAGTTACTGGACGGTCTGCGCATCCACATGCTGTGCACATGATTACTTGCCCTTCTTCATAATACGTGAACGAAGAGCCTTGTCCATACGCATGTCTGCTTTAGCCGTTGGCTTCTTGACATCCATCTTTTTGTCAGCCTTTTTGAAGGCGGACTTCTGCGCTGGCTTCATACCCATCATCATCTTTTTATCCTGTGCCATGTCTTTCATTCTTGACATAGCGGCTGCCTTCTTCTTTGCTGCCATTAGATTTGTCCTATCTCTTTCATTACTGCTACGGTTTCTTTGTTTATGTGTTGAGCCTTAGGCATAGTCTCACCACTATAAGGTTTGTTAAGAACCTCTGATGCTTCTAGTGCCTTTTCTACAGCCTTGCGTGATGTTGCTTCAGGTTGTACACCTTGAGCACGCGCATCTCTGTAGAAATCTAGTTCTTTGTCCCACTTTTTCTGAGTAATGCCAGCATTTATAATGTGGCTTGATGCATCACCAGTTGCTAGTTGTAATCCCTTAGCCTTGCAACCAAAGCAAGGGTTGTTATCACAATCACTATGGTCAATTACTTTAGCCTTGTATTCACCAGCATCTTCCCATGCTGTTTCTGACGTAGCATTACAACGGGTGCAACCCCAAAGTTCTACGGTAAAATGCATTTGCCCATCTACTAGTTTGTAACCATCTTTGATTACTTTGCCAGCATGTCCCTCTTCAATACACTTACTCATTATTCCGCCCTTACGTATGCTCCATATCCCTGAGCAATTAGTTCTTGAGCCTCATACTCGGGTATCACATATTCGTGTCCACCTAAATAAAATATGTCGGCTGCTGCAATTACATCTTCTGTGGGGAAAGTTGTTTCAGACCATACGCCGTTAATGCGTTGCAGACTCTTACCGCGTGTCAAGCGATAACGAATGAACAAACGTCCACCGCCCGCTGGACCGTACTCCTCCGTTGGAGGGGTTAAGATATAAGTAGTCATTAGTCTCCTTAGTTGACTTACCGCAGAGCAGAGACATTGCTGCCTCTGCTCTGCTGTCAGTTAACTATTGCTTACACAAAGTCAATTGATGAAGAAGTCTCTACGCGGTAGAGTGCTTCCTGACGGTAGATAGCGTGACCAAGTACGCCGTACCATCCGAGTGGACGGTGACGCATCAACTTGTCAACGACTGGTCCGATAACAACATGTGGCTCTTCAGCAACCGCTTCAGCAAGTGCTTGCTGTCCAGCAAAGTAGGTGTTGAACACCCTTGTTACTGGTGTGATTGTGATAGCAGTTGTTGCTGTGACGGAAGCAGTGTTAGCAATTGTTACTGTTACTGATGTTCCATCAATAGCAGCGACCTTTGCGCCTGTTGCAATACCTGTACCAGATACCTTGTCACCAACATTTAGACCTGATGTAGATGTAAATGTGATTACAGTTGCTGCTGATGCTGATGTAGCAGAAGCAGTTGTACCTGATGTAGTGCGGTCTGCACCTGTCTTGTCAGAGAATAGACGTGGTGATTCTACGTAGAATGCACCTTCGTATGTTCCTAGTTCGCCTGCCCAGATAGCATCATTTGACTGATACTCATGTGGCTGACGCCATGAACCAACGCCTGTTTCTGCACGTAAGTCGAGTGCTACTTCTGGGTGGATACCAGCCCAGTAGAGTGAACCCTTACGTGGGATAGCCTTGTTTGAACGCAACTTAGCAGTTGTCTTACGTGCAAGAGCAGATGTGAAAACATCTGATGATGTAAGTGAACCTGAAGTTGTTGCTGAACCAGCATAAAGAACGTTTGTTGTTCCTGTGTTTGCTGTTCCGTTAATGATAGAACCTGATGCACGGTCAGCGAGAACATTCTGCGCTACTGTGTCAATTGAGTCTGCCATGTTGAACGCAATGATGTTAGCGATTGCTGGGTCTACATCTGCAAGAGAGAAGAGTTCCAACGCACGTGTTACGAGTACTGCGTTACCACGCTCAACTAGAGTGATTGTGGTGTATGTTGGTGTAGCCATTGCTACAGCATCTGGGTCAACTGTTTCTGTTAGTGAAGCAGTAGTCTGTGTCAAGTCAACATAACGCTGCAAGACAACTGATGAACCAGGGATGCTTTGACGGGCTGGAGTCTTATCTGCTACTGAGCGGATGAGTGGTTGCGCACGGAGTGCGAACTCAATCAGACGGTCGTAAGCCTTCTGGACGAGACCTGCTGCGCCTACTGTACCTCCAAGCGAGTTGGAAGCGGTAGATACATATGCATTAGCCATTTATTGCACCTCCTTCTGAGGGTATTAGTTCGGTTGAGTTTTACTGAAATTCGCCCGATTGAATCATTGCGATAATCTCATCAGCGCTTTGAGCGTTGTTAAGACGAAGCAATGCATCATCTGAGCGGTCAGGCGTAAACGCCTGCTGAGTAACAATGTCCTGCTGGCGTAGTGCCGCACGGTCAATTGTTTGTTCAGGCGTCTGTTGCTGACGTACTTGTAATCCGAATACTTCGGCGTTATCATCAACCCAGTTAGAAACTGAATCTTCTGTAATGTCGCCATCTAGTTCACGGACAATCAAGCGTGCAGCCTTTGGACTTACGCCTTTATCTTCTAGGACTTTCTTGATGACAGTCTCACGCTGAGCCTTATCAAAGGCTTCAAGTTTTTCTGTGAGTTCCTTAATACGCTTCTCATCTGCACGCTTTGCCTTACGCAATTGTTTCATTGCGTCAGTATCGTTCAGTGGAGTTGTATCCATTTCATCTTCTTCTTCGTCCCAGTATTGGTTGGTCATAGCAACCGTTCTCCCATTCTTCATTAGTTGAATCGCAGACCACAACATAGTTCGGGGAAACTGTGTTGGCTTCTACTCCCAGTCTGTTACGCCGTACGGGGCTGGTCGGTCCGTTCGGGATGTTAGTTAGAATCTACCTTGTGTAGATTGTGCAAGACCAGCGTTACCTGTCATGCCTGTACTGCCCATAAAACTTGCTCGTTCCATAGACCTTAAACGCTTGCGCTTTTCTGCTGCATCTTGGTTCTGCTTTAAGAACTCAGCCTCACCAGTTGCTTGGGTATAATCAATACCTGCTTCACCGTAGATGTCGCTAAGTTTTTCAGATGTAGGTAGTACGCTCTTAATATCCGCGTATCCTGCTAGCGCTTCAGCGCGGTCAACACCATAGTCAGCAAGACCTAGTGCATCAGTAGCACCCTTAAATCCTTGTCCAATTGCAGCAGCACCAATCTCAGATGCTGTTACTTTACGCTTTAATTCAGGTAGATATTCTTTTGGACTAAGGAAATATGAAACCAAATCTTTTTCAGTAAGGCTTGGATAGTAAGTCTTTAACTCTTGCATAATCACAGGGTCTGCATTCTTTACACGGTCAACTGCAAGACCAATACGGTTCTTAGCCTCAGTAGCAGAGATGTCATTACCAATAAGAGTAGCCATGCGTTCACGTGTAGCAAGGTCTTGGACGCCATACTCTCTAAAGTATTGTCCATAATCTTTTTCTTGCTGAAGATATTCACCTTCTGATAAAGCATTACGTCCTGCTTTAACACGCTCTTCATTACCAGCAAAACG